ATTGAAAACTAACTTATTAAAAAGTATTATTGAAAATAATAAAAAAGATAAGGAAGCTAAAGAAAAGGAGACTAAAAACGCTGATGGAACGGATAAATCAAAACAAGAGAAGATACAGGCGATTAGTGGTGGTGATAAAGAATTAACTCAACCTCAAACATGTAAACCATTACCACCTTATGATGGTTACCATGATATAACACCTACTGTGAATAGTTCAACATTTGCTAAAGTTAAAAATGAACTTAAAAATGTGTTATTAATAGATAATATAGATGGTAGTATACTAAAGTATGTTGTATTCGCCGCGTTATATGTTGAGTCGGCAAATGGTGACTTAAAAATGACCGCATATGAAAGTAATTATGGTGGTGTAACATTATCGGGTGGTCCTTGGGGTAACGCGGGTAAACAATTCTTTGAAGGTAATAAACAATTCTTTTGTCAGACATCAGCAAATGATAGTACTACTTTACCATATGCAGTCTTTAATGATTTATTTAATCATTTAAAATTCGTAGTCGCTAGATGGAAAGATAGAATGAGTAGTGTTGAGATTACTGCAACATCTATCGCTAAATTTTTAATTATCAATAACTTAACAATTGATGGACCAAAAATGAAAGATATGAGTGTGTATACTACTTACGATAAAACTAGATTGAAAAGTTTGGAAGATAAGGTACAAAAATCAATTGATGTGTACAATGCGACAAATTAAAAAATGAAGATATTTATATAAAAAGAAAAATTATGAATACTAAACTAATATTAGATAATTACTTAGGTAAGAATACTAAAACAACGGAAAAAGATATGGGTGACGGTACTAAACAAGTTTGTGATTTAGATACTGGCGATTGTTATACTATTAGAATGAAAGATGGTTTAATTGAAAGAGTTGATAACACTATCAATAGAAACAGACGAGTTCAGGTAGAAACACATAACGGAGTTAAACAATTATTAAATGGATAAGAGCATGAAAATAGATGTTAAAATTTTGAATGAGTTAAGAAGATATAACTCAATTAATAGATATATTACAGAACAAGATGCGGGAGCTTTACCCCCACCACCAGCTGATGATGCGGCGGCGGGAGCTTTACCCCCACCACCTGATGCGGGTGCTGAGGGAGCTTTACCCCCACCTGATGCGGCACCAATGCCAGGAGCACCTGTTCCCCCTGATGCAACTGCGGGTGGTGAACCAATTGCTGAACCAATTGATATTACATCTGACCCTGATGTTGAGAAACTTGATGATAAAGGAAAAGATAACAAAGAACTTGAGATAACTGATTTAGTAAAATCTCAAAAAAATGTTGAGAAAAAACAAGAAGAATATTTTGAACAATTATTTGGTCAATTAACAAGTCTTGAAGATAGATTGGGTGAAATGGATAATATTGTTGATAAACTTAATAGTTTAGAGGCAAAAGTTGAGAAATACCGAACAAAATCACCTGAAGAAAAAATGGAACTAAGAAGTTTAGATTCAGGACCTTTCAATCAGAAGTTGAGTACTTATTTCCAAGATAATGAAGAAAAATTTGAGAAACAGGGAAAAGATGAGTATATTTTAACTCAAGACGAAGTTGAAGATTATTCACCAAGTGATGTAAGAAAATCTTTTAGAGATTTTGAGAATAATAAAGAACCTGACAACTTTAAAAGAATACAATAAAAAAAAACGAGTTTAGGCTCGTTTTTTTTAACTGACATAATTGACTGACAAGAATTTTTAGATTATAATTTAGTAAACAATTTAAATTAACATATATGGCGACAAACAGTTTAGACGCGGTGTTATCTCAGTACGAGAAAGCACAACAAACGGGTAACTTTACCCCAAAAATGTCTCAAGAAGACAGAATGAAAAGATACTTCGCAGCTATCTTAGAAAAAAATGAAAAACAAGGTCAAAAAAGACTGAGAATTTTACCAGCTACTGATGGTGGTTCACCATTCGTTGAAGCTTGGTTCCATGAAATTCAAGTTGACGGACAATACCTTAAATTGTACGACCCAGGAAAAAACGACAATGAGCGTTCCCCACTAACAGAAGTTTATGATGAGTTGATGTCAACAGGTAAAGAGAGTGATAAAAAATTAGCAGGTGATTACAGAGCCCGTAAATTTTATATCGTTAAAGTTATCGACAGAGACAAACCTGAAGATGGTGTTAAGTTTTGGCGTTTTAAACACAACTACAAAAATGAAGGTGTGTTAGATAAAATCATTCCTATTTGGAGAGCTAAAGGTGATATCACTGACCCTGAAAACGGTAGAGACATTATCCTTGAATTAACTAAGGCTAAGACACCAAAAGGAAAAGAGTACACTGTTATCCAAACAGTTATGTATGATGACCCAGCACCTGTTCACGAGGATAAGGAAGTTGGTAATGAGTGGGTGAATGACCCATTAACTTGGAGAGACGTTTACTCTAAAAAACCTGTAGAATACTTAGAAGCAATCGCTAATGGTCAAACACCAAAATGGGACACTGTTTTAGGTAAGTACACTTACGGTGATACTGACACATCTGAAGAAACATTCGGTGGAGCATCAAAAACTAAAGTTACGACTGAAGTTTTAGTTGATTCTCAAGCAAATGACGAACCTGAAGAAGACTTACCATTCTAATTGAACTATTTCATGATAAACCCCATATTTGGGGTTTATCTTTTTAAAATTTATTAATACATTTATTTATGGCAATTAAGAAAAAAGAAATATCATTAGACACTATTAAAGGGAAGTTCTCAACTAAAACAAAATACAAACCTGATAGTTTTTACAACTGTGGTGAAGCGTTTACTGAGGCTTGTGGATTACCTGGACCAAGTAAAGGTCACATCAACATGTTTTTAGGTCACTCGAACTCATCTAAAACAACCGCAATGATTTTGGCGGCGGCTGATGCTCAAAAACAAGGTGATTTACCTGTTTTTATCATCACTGAAAGAAAATGGAATTGGGAACATGCCGTTGAATTAGGGTTAGATGCTAGTAAGAATTCTGAAGGAGAATGGGACGGTCATTTTATCTTTAACGACAGTTTTGATTACATTGAACAAGCTACTGAATTCGTTAACGACATTTTAGATGCTCAAGAAAAAGGTGATATTCCTTACAACATTGTATTTTTATGGGATTCCGTTGGTTCAATACCATGTAAGATGACATTTGATGGTAAAGGTGGTAAACAACATAACGCGGCGACTTTTGCTGATAAAATCGGTATGGGTATTTCAGCGAGAATCTCAAAAACAAAAAAAGAAGATGTTCTTTATTGGGCGAGTATGATTGTGATTAACCAACCTTGGGTGGAATTACCTGACAATCCTTTTGGACAACCTGAGATTAAAGCTAAAGGTGGTGAGGCGATATGGTTAGCATCTTCATTAGTGTTTTTATTTGGTAATCAAAAGAAAGCTGGTATTAACCACATTACCGCAACTAAAAACGGTAGAACTGTTGTTTACGCAACAAGAACAAAAATTTCAATATTGAAGAATCACGTAAATGGATTATCATACAAAGATGGTAAGATATTAGCGGTTCCTCAAGGTTATATCAAAGACGATAAAACCGCTATTGAGAAGTACAAAAAAGAATTTTCCGAATATTGGAATCAAAAACTAGGTGGTGAAGGTGACTTCAAACTGAGTGAAGTTTTTGTAGGTACTGAAGAGGAAGAAGAATTCGAAGATTGATTGTAGAACCATTTAATGGTAAAAAATGACTAAAACCCTTTTAATTGACGGGAATAATTTATTTAAAATTGGATTTCATGGTGTAAAAGAATTTTACCATGAAGGTCGACATGTGGGTGGGATTTGGCACTTTTTAAATACCGTTAGAAAATTTATTGAGGAACATAATTTTGATAAAGTTGTAGTATTTTGGGATGGGGAAGATAATTCCTTGTCTCGAAAACTATTATATCCTCAATACAAAGAAAATCGTAGAGTTTATAAGAACTTTAACGAAGAATCTTATCATCAACAAAGACAACGAATCAAACAATATTTAGAGGAAACATTTGTTAGACAAATTGATATTCCGAATAATGAAGCTGATGATTTAATCGCTTATTATTGTCAAATTTCTGAAACCGAGACTAAGGTTATTTTTTCGGATGATAAAGACCTTACACAACTTATTTCTGATAAAGTGAGTGTCTATTCCCCATCACAGAAGAAAGTGTATAAGGACGGAGATAAAATCAAAATTGACAACATTGAGATACCTCATCAGAATGTTACAACCTATAAAATATTATCAGGTGATAAATCTGACAATATAGATGGTATCTACTACCTTGGTGAGAAAACATTTATCAAATTATTTCCTGAGATACTTGAAAAAGTAATATCTGTTTCCGATATTTTAACAAAGGCCGAGGGTATGTTAAAAGAAGATAAGGAAAACTCGGCACTTAAAAATTTATTAAGTGGTAAAACAAAAAATGGTATATTTGGTGATGAATTTTTTGTTATAAATGAAAAAATAGTAGATTTGTCGAACCCTTTAATTAATGACGATGGAAAAGAGATTGTAGAACTTTATTACTCGGAAACTTTAGACCCTGAAGGTAGGGGGTACAAGAATCTGATGAAAATGATGATGGAAGATGGTTTATTCAAATACCTACCTAAAAGAGATAATGAATGGGTAAAATTCTTGACACCCTATTTAAAATTGGCAAGAAAAGAAAAAAGAAAGTTTAAAAATTAAAAGTATGAAAGAACAAACGGCAACAAAATTGGAATTTTTAATGAAAGTGAATAACAACATTATCGTTCAAAGACTTTTTAACATTAAAGATTATAACCCGAAAGCGAAAAGTTCGACGGATTTATATAATTTAGTTAGAGATTTCAAGATGGATTTGGAAAGAGAATTAAAGATGAAAACCGCAACATATATGTTGGATAACATGTATGAAATTATTAACAACCCTTCAGTGCTTGATACATCATATACTGATGGACCTGAGTCTTTTAGTATCTATATTAAAGAGGGTGACGTGACAATTTGTCATAGAGAGTTTGATGCTAAAATCTACCCTCCGAAGATAAGATACACTGTGGATGTACGCCCACACCTAAAAAACTTACTTATGTCTTTGACTGACATTTTTTCATCTAAAAATTTAACTTACGAATATCTTGGAATTCCACTTGAGGTTTAATATTTATGAATAATACAATATAAAAACATATGAGTTCTAAGAAAAATTTTGATTATTTAGGGAGTAGTTTTCAACTACAGTTATTAAACCAAATTATTGTTGATAAGGAGTTTGCTAGGTCTATTATTGA